CCACGCAGAAGTCGGGGTCCTGAGGTAGCAAATCGCACCATCTTTATATTGCCTTTTCGCTTCTCGTAATGAATCATTATACTTGGTCATGTCATCAAGTTTTGCGTCGATAGTTTTAATTTTGATGTTATCATCCTTAAATAGCTTACTTTCATTAACAGAATTAATAAATTGGACTCCACCATTATAGTCTCCAACAATAGCAACAATATTAAAATTCTTTAAGATATAATGAAAATAATTAATGTGATCCTTGAGTTTCGATCCAGACAATGCATAACTGTGGACGAGCACTCCAGTTTTATTTGAATCATTAAGTTTTATAACTTGCATTGCGAAATCATCACTACTTTCTGTTTCTGCCCAACTGGGGTCAAAAGCCAAAAGGTATTTTGCTCCAGCCTCTCCAGCGACTTCAATAGAAGGAGTATCCCCGTCGGGCACTGTACATTTTGCCATTGTAGAAGTCTTAAAGTAGCCAGAGCTATCATCAGTAAATACAGCCCCAAACTCTCTCTCAAACTGAGACTGGCTCATAGAAGACCTAGCTTGGTTAATAAGGTTTTGGTCGTAAAGAGCCTTAGGAGCACAATCATAAGAGAAGTGCATGATTACCCTTCTAGCATTTTCTCCATACGGATTCTCTTCCTCTTTAATATGGCCATGAATAAGATTCTCAAATTCTTGATATAATTTATACATATATTCGAACTTATATGAAGCAGACGACAGAGTAATGAGTTTATTATTTGGCCACTTATGTCGGTCTTCCTCGCTCAGCTTACCTTGATCAATTAACGCGCTTTCAAGCTTGTATAAATCCTCTCGTTGAGTAGGGTTTTGAACAACTGACAAAAACGGCACAATAACTTCATTATAAACCCTTTCGGGCATAAGCAAAAATTCATCAATAATAATTCTATGAAACCTGAATCCACGAAGCTTCTCTCCGTCACCAAGAGGCAACGCATGAATCTTACTATCTCCGAACTCTAATGTCCATTGGTCATTTTGTTTAGATTTGCGAGTAATACATTGAGACAGGTATTTAGCCTCGGGTTTTGCAGCGATGTCTTCAATTTTCCTAAAGATCATTTTGGCCTGTCTAAAGGACTTAGAAAGAATACCAATCTCTACTCCTTGATTTAAAATTGCATCTAAATAAGCAAAAATAGCCGTGGTGAACGATTTAGACATGCCTCGCGACCACACCCCTAAAAAATAGTCAGTCTCCATCATAGCCTTAATAGCCATGTGCTGAAAAGGAAAGAGCTTTACTCCGCTAAGGAGATCAACAGCGAACGTAGTATTTTCTCTCAAGAACTCGTATAGCAAAAGCTTCGCTTCTTTTTCTTCAAGAAACCCCTTCTTGTTTGAAATCCTTTCATTAGCGTTCCCGCTTTTATACTTTTGCTTACCTACCTCCCAGCTCATGGCCACCTCCTTAATTCTGAGGGGTCCAGAAAGCCCTCTGCATAAGCATACTCAAGATCGAGCCACGTATCGTAAGGCTTAATGTAAATATCATAGTCTTCCATATCTCTATATACCTCGACCCCTCCTTCTTTTACGAGAAACTTGCCATTGCTGAATAGATTAATAAACCCAGGTAAACACTTAAAGTGGCCGCCCCCTCGATAAGGAAGGCTGGTTTTAATTCTGACCACAAGTTCCATATCTATCTATATAATATTGAAAATCTATATTCCATAAACTCTTTCCTCCAATAAGTAATTTAGGAATTAACGTTTCAGAATGTTCCCTGCTCCCAGTAAACATAAACTGACACACATCATGATATTCATGGGTTAACGACCTTAGGTTATGAAAGATATATTCCAGGTTTGACCTATGTGGCCCGAATAGATTATTTTTTTGTATCTTTCGAATGTCGCTCTCTATTACTATATACAAGAAGCTATTAAACTCTCTTGCGCGATCTAGTTCCTTTTTAAAGCGGCTTAAGCCTTGGCTTAGGGTTCCCTTGAAGTCTGACTCACTCTTGCGGTCAACGTAGGTATATGTATAATTTTCTCCTCCCGTAGTATAATCTCCGAAATCTAATTTCATGGATTGAGAATTTGTAAAGCTTAAGGGCTTTTGCTCTCGAGTATCAATGAATATAGGTACCTCTTCAAATTTTTTGTTTTTCTCAAAAAATTGCTGGGGAGATTTAAGGCCCCGTTTAAATAAAGGCTCAATGTCAAGTTGATTACATACATTAGAATATGCATTAAAGTATTTGATGAAAATGTCAAGAGAAGGCAATTTTAACATTTCTAATTCGAGATGAAAGGGAGCATATCTCAATTTTTTATGTTGAATGCGAAAACGTAACTGATTAATAATGTATTCCTTGACTTCGTCTTCGGGAGATTTATCAATCCACTTATTCATCTGATCCCTTGTACTAAAATCCTTAGTAAAATAATCAAACTTATTTTTAAAAGGAAGGGGATCACCAGTTAATTTATTAATGCGAGGATACTCTTGACAATAATATTCTGCGAGAGTTAATTTGTGTTTTTTGAAATGGGCATGCAATGATCTTTCTGTATTGAATTTTTCACTACAGATTTTGCAATAAAGATTTGGAGCCAATGGATCAATCACGTCACATCACCTTTACTAATGCCAAGCACACGAGCCTTCCAGGCTGGCATAGATTCAATATTTCTTGCCTCTTCTTCTACCGCTTCTTTTTGCATTTCTGCCATTCTAAGCATAATTTGTCTCTCGTTCTCATCCTGGAATAATTGTACTAAAGATAGGATAGATGCATTCTCCTCTTGTTTTCCTTGTATTCTACGCGCTCTATCACCGTTTAAACGGTTGATGAGCGACTCCATTCTTTTTTCACATTGATTGTATTCGTCGCTTTTAGTTTTTAATAACTCAGCAAGTCTTACTGTCATATCTCTTTGATCTTCAGCTTCATGGAACATTCTATTTAGTTTTTCCATTGCTTTACTAATGTTCTTTAGATTAACATAGTCTATACATACATTGATATATAGATTTATTTCATCTGCTGTTAGATCTGGCTTATCCCAAGTAGTACGAATGAACTCTGCTTCAAATAACTCTCTGTCTGTAACGTCTGTATAGTTATTGATTACTTGTAGTAGGCGAGGAGAAGATAAGAACTGCAAAACTGACTCTACGCACTTTCTTTGTCTTAGCGCCAATTTATCAATCTTTAAATCTCCATGCGCATAAACATTAATCAATTTAACAGTCGCTGATACTGTTTGAGGTGGTTGGTACTGGTCTCCTAGAGCAGAGTCTTCCATTCTCAATAAGCTGGGCTTTTGTTTCTTAATATGTTCTCCTACCACCAAGGTCTCTTTGCTGAGGGGAGTGATATGACTCTCAGGCCAAACGATGCATGCGATTTGATAAGCATTCATGCCGTCTTGTGCAGAGCGCTCAATGAATTCCTTCTCTTCATCGTCGAGTAAGATTCTTTTAGCCTTTTTCTTTTTTGTGGTGTTATATTTAAATCCACACTCCACTAAATATTCTCTCACAAGCTTGCCCTCTTTAGTTCTGCCATCTAAGGAGTCATCATTGAAAACCCTACGAGTTAATTCAATTAAATCAGGAATTGACTTGTGATTTACGTCAATAAAAGATTTTTGTTGGGAGGTTAGCTCATTATCTGTCATCGATTATAATATCATACTTTAAAAGCAGTTCCTGTGCTTTCTCTTTAAAAAATTTCTTTAAATTACGTAGTTGCTTATATCCTGCAGTCCTGCCCTTCTCTGAAGTTCTATAACCCATAACCTCCGCCACTTCTTCATCGTCCAAGTTATCGATATATAGCATCTTATATATTTTCCATTTTTTTTCGCTTAATTCTTCCTTCATTCGGTGGTGTAGCTTTTGAATAGACGTCTCTAGGCCATAGAAGGTGGGCTCTGGCAGGAGAGCTGCCTCCTGAGCATGATTTTCTAATGTGAGCGCCATCTTAGTATTATATGCGTCTTTTTTGGTAGCTTCCCATTTGGCATAAAGAGGGCATTCCGAGCATTGTAATCCGCTTTCCGTAAATCCACATAGCCCTGCCGCGTCTCCCTCTGGAGGTCCGCTTTGATTAAAAGGACAATTCAAGCAGGGCCGCACATAGTTTCCGTAATTATTGCGCAGAATATTTTTAAGCTGGTTTGAAATAATTCGATTAAGCCATGGCTCTAAAGGGCGTTCTTGATCCCATTTCTTGTGGATATGCGCTCGGATGATTTGACAAACATCATCAAAATCCATCCATGCAACAGAATAAAGAAACCACTTGTGGCGCCGCTTGGCAAGCTCTTTATCTATAACTGCCGCTTTATCTTTGTAACTCTCACTCAATTTCGTCGGAAGGCTTAAATTTAGCACTTTTACATATATCTAGGCTATCCTTCAAAATCTTATCCTGCGTAGGAGGTTTTGGTTTGCGACCTTTCTTTTTTGACCTAGGAGCTTCTGAGCTCGGACCCTGTCTTACGAGATCCTCAAAAGTCACCTTGGATTCATTCATCCCCTGGATTTCATATTCCAACCCCCGTATATTAGGAATTCCCTCTGAAACTATTTCGTGCTCGACCTCTTCGACAACAGGATTATTAGCGTTATTTTTTGCTACGGAAGTGTGGGACATGGGCGCCCCGCACTTTGCACAAAAATTCGGAGCCTGTGCCCCGTACACATTTTTAAAGCCACATGACGTACAATATTGAATATTCATACTATATTATACTTTTTTTTTCAAGCTTTTAAATAGCCCGCAATAATACATGACTGATTTTTAATAAAATTCTTCTGTTGGGCGCTTAGCTTCTTTCCTCCTTTAACGTAGTCTATACCTAGTATGCCAATGATTTTTCCAGTTAATAGCTGAATTGGTACACAATATGTACTTTTTGTGCCCTGATCTTCAAAAAAAGTTTTTGTTACAATGTCTTCCACTTGGTCTATGTCCCAAAACCCATATTCATCTTCATCCACTAAAGGTTTAATAAATCTATTAAAAGAAGAAACCCTTAAGTTTTGTTGGTTTTTGAGTTCAGAGCTCACTCCCTCAGATAAGACTTCGTAAGTATTACTAAATTTCTGCTGAGAACTTCCTGAATAATAAACATCTCCATTATGAAACTCGTAAACTACCACCCTGTCGCATTCAATTTTATTACGCGAATATTCTAGCGCTCGATAAACATCTTCGTTTTGAATGGTATGTTTTTGAAGTTTGCCTTTTTCTAAAAAAGACCCTAGATAAGCTTTAAGAATGACCGCTGCAATCGTGGCAGCGGCTCCTATTGTTGCGGCAATGATAATATCCATCTTATTCTAAGATACACCAAGACTAGCTTGCTCCTTCGATTTTACCTATGATATACTTAAGAATTTTACTTCGCTTGATATCTTCCTTGGTGAACTCAAAAGTATGAATCCCTCTCCTTTGACTCGATGAATCATTAAATAAATCAAACATGGTTTTGAATCCTGTCTTTCCATTAATATCTGATTGAAGGAAGTCCCCGCAAATGATAAGTTTGCTACTTTCCCCTAGCCTAGTCACTAAAGTAGTTAATTCTTTAAAAGTAAAATTTTGAGCTTCATCGGCCACAACAATCTTATTGTTCCAGCTCGCTCCCCTTAAATAGTTAATAGGCATTGCTTGAATTCTTGATTTAGATATCAACTCAGGAATGATTGACGGCTTAATCATCTCACGTAATTTATCATCGAGAGGAGCCATGTAAGGATTGAATTTTTCATCTATGTCTCCAGGAAGAGAGCCGAGATTCCTTTCTCCGCTTTCTACCACAGTTCGAACATAGAGCAAGTCGAGATCTACATTTGCGCTCAAATATCGCAAAGCAGAATATACCGCGACGTAGGTCTTGGTTGTTCCAGCAGGCCCAGCGCAGAAAATAATGTTTGTCTTGGAATCTAGTGCTATTTCGAGAAACTGCTTTTGTTTTTCTGTTAACCTTTTAGATTGTACGTGAAAATGAGAAGTAAGACCATTAAAGTCTAGCGCCTTCAAATTCTCTCCATGTTGTTGAGAAGCCTTTTTTTGTGCCATTGCTATATAATACACTCTTCATGTGTATATTTAAACGTGAGATCGTTATTTTTTATACTTTTCATTAGCTATACCCTCGGACAGTATTGTTTATATG